CACTAAGATGTCCATAATGCGCGCGGAATATTTCCTCAGTCGTCCCGATGTATTCGGCCGCGACCCGCGTATCGACGCGCCCGGCAAGCCAAGCCCCCGCCGTGTGCCGGAGCGTGTAGGCGGAAACTCCTGCGACCCCAGACAGCCTGCCGGCGTGCGCGAGCGCCGTCTTGACGCTCGCCACCTTGGCTCCGCCGAACATGACGACGTAGCGGCTGCCGGGGCGCTTGATCTCGTCAACCGCCCGCCAGCGGCGAAGATGCGCCAGCAACCGGGGCGCGAGTCGGACTGTCGGCTGGCGCTTCGCCGTCACCTTGGTGCCGGCGGCGTGGCGATGGAACACGCATCGGTCAAGGTCGACATAGGAAAGCCCCGGCCCTTCAAACCACGCCGCGTTGAAGATCGCCGCCGGCCTGGACCCGGTATAGACGCCCATGAGCAGAAATCGGCAGAGATGGCGCAGGGGGCGCTTGTCGGTTCCAACGCCCCCTTGTAGCTCTCGGCAGCGCCAACACGCCCAGATGAGCCGCGCTGCCTCGCTGCGGGTCAGCCAACGCTTGCGGGACTGCCCCCGAGGCGGGAGCACGACGCGGACGATCTCGCGGTGAAATCCCTCCTTCGCGTGGTGATTGATCGCGGCGGCCAAATCCTGTAGATCGCGCCGGGCCCCGCCGGGCGACCCGCGCCACTCGGCATAGGAACGGCACAGACTGCCGTTCACGTCGGACAGCATCTTGCGGCCGAAGAACTTCAGCAGCCGCTCAGCGCGCTCGCCGGCCTTATGAGGTCGAGCCTGCCTGGGCGCGACATCGTCCATATAGACCATGATCACTTCGGCGACCCCGATTTCAGAGATATGACGTTCTTTGCGGACGGGCGCGTATTTTGCGGCGACGTAGGCGGCGAGCGCTCTTTCAGCAGCTTCGCTTTGGCTAGCGCTGCAGCCAATGGCAAATTCTCGTCCCCCGTCGCGGATGACATATCTGGCGGCCTCAAGGATTTTTCCTGCGGCGTCGCGCCTTGTTGGGCGCAAGTAGAGCCTCGCGGCTTTTTTGGTCGACACAACGCCCTCCACTCTTCGATGTCAGCCGGCGTCGTCACGGTAAACTTGCCGAGCTTTTCGCAGCCAAGCTCCCCGCGCCGCGCCGCCGAGCGCAGCGTGTTCGCTGTCACGGTTCCGCGCAAGAGGGTTTCTGCCGCCTCTTCGAAGGAAAGCGGTGACGACGGCGAGAGCGACTCGGTCCCCTCCCCGGCTTGCGTGACTCTGGCGGAACGACTCATTCGGCTACCTTTTCAAAAAGCAGTTTTCTTTGCGTTGGCGCGGTATCGATCCTTGGTCTACCTTTGCGAGACCACGAGCCGCCCCCTGCCTCGCCGATCAATCTCCATCCTGACGCAACTAGCGTAGTCCCATGTTCAGTTGATAAAATATAAGTTCCAATGCGCTTGTAACCGAGAGAAAATGAAGCCTTGGCAGCTGCTCCGTATAGAAACGAGCACGCATTCTTTGTGCCGTCTGTGCATAGCCGCGTTACCTCTAACGTCATCCCGTCGTCTCTCATGCGGCTAACAGGGCGACCGACAATGACAACCCCGCAAATTTCCTCATTGGCAACTGCGCCAATGCTAAACTTATGTCCGGCAACTTGTCCGTGGTGGCGATGGTGACGCGCGATGAACGCATTTGCTTCATCTAAATCTACTGGCACGGAATAGAGCCGCTCCCCTTGCGTGACTCTGGCGGCGCGGCGCGTCATTCGGGGAACTCCGAATATTCCTTGCCGTCCAGCAGGCGCCCGGCGCGAATTTTTCCGACGCGGTGCATGACCGTGACGGGGAAAGTGTTCTCGTCTCTGGCGCGCATAAAATCAGCGCCGATTTTCAGATCGCGGCCATGTCGATCAAGACAAATACCGCCTGCGACCCAAGTGCTCGCTTTATTTACCCAGTGGTCAAACGTAGCAAACACTCTAAAAATTGGGGTTCCGCTGCTCATAAGGTAGGCGCTCGTTCCCCACTCGCCCCACTGCTTAAAGAAAAACTGGACGCTGGCGGCGGCGCATTGATCGCGGATTGACCGCGCCCAATCAGGGTGCATGGGCCGCGCACCTGGACCGCTTTCGCCGCCGCAGATGACCCATGAAATTCCGTCTAGATTGACCTCGCCGAGGTCTTCAAGAAGCGGTTCAATCGAAAGGAACCGCACTGCTGCCGGGATGCCCCGCAACACATCTGCGCGTCGCAGCGTTGCGCGGTTCTCGACCGTCGTTCCAAGCCACACGTTTGGCCATCCGTCGCCCCATTCCGGCGCGCCGATCGCAGGCGTCGGCAGCATCTTTGAAATGTTCTCCGGGCGCTTCGTCAGCAATTGCCAGTCAAGATTGGATGTCTGGTCTATCCTGTGCCACGCGTCATCGCGCCAGCGCGGCGGAACCTGATTGTCAAAAAAGTCGGCGAGGCTTGCGCAGAACACGCGCCGGCGGCGATTTTCCGCGGCGGCAGCGCGCGCCCATTTCATTGGCTTTTGCCAATTCGCCGCGCTCGTTCGGCGCCGATCTCCTTTCCACAACTCAGGCGATCCAGCGCGCTTCGCCCATGTCTCGGCATAGCAATTGTCGCACGCCGGGCTAATCTTCGTGCATCCGACCCACGGGTTGAAAGTATGGTCGGTCCACTGAATGCCTGTCGTGTCGCCCATTATCGCCAACCTTTCACTTCACACCGCAGCACGTCGCCAGTCGCGGCATGGCGCCACGCGCCATCGCGGAACCGGACGGGGAACGGGATTTCGTATGGCGTCTTTCGACCGCGAAACGTCTCGATTGAGAACGCGATAACTGGCTCGCTATCCGGCGGCGTTCCAAGGTTCCAGACACGATCGGCAAGGAACGGCGTGAGCGGGGACAAGGGCAATTTGTCGTCGCTGATCTGCATGGGATAAATCCAGTCGTTCAGAACAAAGACAGGCGCGGGTCGAGACCAAGGCGTAATGCGCTGCGCGGCGGGCATAGACCGTTCTCTGCGTCCGCTTCGATCTGCCACTGGCACTCGCCAGCGCGCGGGCAGTCGTAGTCCCGCGAAGCGCGCGCCTCTTGCCTCTTGGGTTTATTGGGGCCTAGAACTGCGACGAATGAGCCGTCGGCGGCTTCGCCTATTTGCTGATGTGCTCCAGCGCATCCGACGCAATGTCCGTCGTTAAACCACGCGCATCCGCTCACGTATTTATCGTCTTTGAAGACGGCTTCTGCGCCCTCGCACGGCGAATTCTTTTGGCCCGTCCAAGGCGATCCTTCCGGCGCGATTAGAGGGCACATAGTTGCTGGGCAATATGTCGTCATTTCACGTCCTCGAACATTATTCTGCTGGCTCTAGCGCTTTAGTTGGCTTCGCGGCATCCGCCAGCATTTTCATGCCGTTCATGTAGAGCCGCACGCCGTTGAACATCTGCTTCGCGAGCGTCGCCCGCGCCATTGCGTACGCATGTGAACATGGCCGTCATTCGTAAAGGTTCCTCGGCGGGAGCGTCGACTTTGGTTCGCGCGGCGGCTTACCGGACGGCGGAAAGCCGCGATTGGCGATCTTCGGCCCGTCTCGCTTTATCCCGATGTGGCTGGCGCGCTGGCGCGTTCCTTTGGCGCGGGGTGCCGCTTCCTCGCTTGACTTCGTCGCGTGGCAATCAACATGAGCCGGAGCCATGTTGCTTTCGTCGTCGCTTCCGCCCTCCCATAGCGGCTTGACGTGCTCGACATGCCACTTCTCCCCGCGTGTTGCATTGATCGGAAGTTTGCACAGGTGGCAGACGCCGCTCGCTGCATCGAAGATGCGAACGCGCATTGCCTTCGATATGGAGCGACGCTTGCTCATGCCGCGCGTCCAGCTTCTCTCCGCAGCGTCTCCGGCTCAACGCCTATCAGCGAAGCGCAGTAAGACAAGACGGCATCCTTGCTCTCGCCGAACTTCTTTTTTCCCATCGCGCGCATGGATTGCGACTCCGCTTCCCATACCGTCACCACGGCGCCGCGCGTCTCGACTAAGGCGTATTCATCCATCGGTGCGACGAATGCAGCGAGCCGCAGCGCCTCGGCGCGAGAGGACGCCACAATCTGCCGCTGCATCGCGAAGCCGGATTTAATGAGGGCGAACTTGCGCAACCGCTCGCTTGTCGGAAAGCGCTCGGATAGGTCCGCCGGCAAGTTTGCCCAAGCCTCGTGAAGCGCTGCAAAAAAATGTTTGTGCGACGCCTCGCTGCGTTCCTCGTATCGCGTGAAGCGGTAAACCTCGCCAATCACATATCCTGCGTCTGCCTCGCGCTTCGACCGGCCGAGCGCCTGGAACAGGCCATCGCCTTCATAGCGAGCGACTATGGGGAGACGCGCGCTCATGACTCATCCTCTGCAGACATCAATCGCGCTAGATCAATAAATGCTTGCTCCTTGTGCAAGTCGTCAATGGAAATGATGCGTCCGCCAGCCGCAACCCATGCTTCGTCGAACGTCATACCTTCGTCCATCTTGGCTTTTATTTCTGCGTTCCATTCAGCCTCTTGACGTTCAAGTTCAACGTCAAAAGCCGATTTGAACGTCCCGTCACGGTTGCGCGCGCGGCTCATGCGGCGCTCCTGTAAGCGTCCTGCAGGCGCGCAAGCTTGGCATCCAGTTCGGAAAGGAATGAAACAACATCTTCTGTGAGACGCGCTTCCTGCTCTGTCGAACGCTCCACACGCTTGATGAACAGACGTAGGTGCTCGGGGAAGTCAGGGTTGTATGAGACAAAATCACAAAACGATCTGTCGCAAACCGCCATCTGCCATGCCATCTGGCACAGATATTTGTGAGGGATTGTCCCGCTCAACAGGATATCCAGATGGGCCGCCGGCTGCGGGGCTTTTATTTCAAGCAACCCGTCTGTGCCAACTAGCCCGTCCGGTGATGCGTGGGTGCCTTCAATTGTAGGATGGCGCACCAAGCCGATTTCCTGAACATCAACGTCGCGCATGAAGCAATATGCATCGCGTGCTTCCGGCTCACGTTCCGTCCCGGTCTGCATAGCTTGTGTAGTGAATTTTGTTGTCGGCTTTCCGGTGATGCGCTCCACCAGAAGCTCGGCGAGCAAGTTAGCGCGGCTCGCGCCAAATCCAGTTTTTGTTCTTGCCGCAGCCTCGGATACGCGGGACGCGCCTAGCGAACCTATGCGGGCTGCGATCCACTCATTCGATCCTTGCTTAATATCGAGGAATTGCATAGCAGCCGTCCTTTGACGTTTTTACCCAATATCTGACAGTCTTATGGTCGACCCCAAAACATGCGGCGGCGGCTCTTACACTCTCAAAATCGCGGCCTTTTATGTGCCACCTATTTGACCTTCTAGTATTGCGCTGCTGCTGTATTGGCGTCTCCCATTGGCAGTTGCGTGGAGAGTAGCCAAGGTTGTTGTCTATGCGGCCCAATGAATGCTGCGGAGATGGCTTCCTGCCCATGTCATTGAGAAAGTTGTCGAACGAGGCCCATCTTTCACAGATAGATATCCCACGGGCGCTATATGCTTCATGGTCGCGCCCTTGTTTCGCTGAGCACCGAGCGCGCATAGCTATCCATGCGACATATTCAGGAGAATTTACTCCGCGTTTGCACTCTCCATGCTTCGTTCTCTTACACCCGCACGACTTAGCTTGCCCTGCGCGCACTCGCGCCATAGGTAACCTCTTTTCCTCCCCACAGTCGCACTTCCACAAACCGACGACATTCCCGCGCCATCTTTCTGGAAGTTTTTCCATCAACACCAGATCGCCATATCTAACCCCAGGCTCATCCTTCATTGCGCTGGCCTTTGGCTTTGAGCATCGCCACGGCGCTATCGAACTTTGCCGCCGGCAGTTTCGTCAACGTGTCGACCTTGAAGTAGCGAAGGAATTTCGGAAGGTCAGCGTCAACGCCGATTATCATCTGGCGCAGCTCTGCAAGTTGCTCTTCCGAGATAAGGTCCGGTCCGCCCGCCTTCGTCCCGTCGTCGTCTGCGTCGCCCGGCGCCCGGCTCGTGATGTTGAGCAACAGACCGGCGGTGTAGCGCTTGCCATAGCTGATGGACGATCCAACGGCCTGCACGCTGTTCTTGCTGCCCGAGCTATCGTGCATCAGCGTAATCGTCGTTTCCTCGCGGTGGCC